TTATTATGAAGATACAATCATTAAAACTTATAAAGAAGGAAGAAATAATTACTTTTATTATGAAAATCCAAATCTAGACTTAATGGAAGCCAAAGCGATTATTGATCTTGTTTATAGTTCTCATTTCTTTACTTTAAAAACAAAAGAAAACTATAAAAAAAGAATGCAAGATCTATTTAGTATTCATAACCAAGCTTATTTTCAAAAAAGACTAAATCTGCATGTTGTTAAAAATGAAAATGAACAAGTTTTCTACCAAGAATTAGAAGTCATTACCAAAGCTATCAAAGAAAAGAAAAAAATTCGCTTTGAATATCAAAAACCTTCTTTAACATTTAATGAAAAACATAAATTAACCGAATTAGCTCCTATCGATACTGTCTTTTCTAACAATGAATATTATCTTTTATGTCAAGGTGCAAAAGATCCAAATACATGCATTCAATATCGTTTAGACTATGTAAAAAATGTTGAGATCGTTAAAGATAGTGATGTAAAGTTTGATGATTATCAATTAAACTCATTTGAAAAGAAGCTCAATAATATGACTTATATGTATGGTGAAGGGAAAATCGAAGTTATTGAACTTGAATTTACACCAAATGTCTATTCCAATATGATTGATAAATTTGGTAAAAATATTCATCCAAAAAAAATAAATGAAAATCTTTATTGTGTCCAAGTAAGACTTTCCATGCCTTTTCTTTTGAAATGTCGATAGCTATACAGTAGCTATCCAGTAGAGTATCAGTCACAGTTTTAGCCAATTTTTAATAAAAAAATCCAAAACGCCAGTAGACATACAGTAGCTATCCAGTAGATAGCAAGTTAGAAATGTGTCAAAAATATGCCAAAAATAAATTTGATTGCTTTTTTGTAATTATTATCCCTATACACAATAAGGATAGAGAAAGTTGAAAAAAGTACAAAAAAAAGAACCTACTCAGGTAATTTTGAGCAGGTCTTTTCATGCAATTATTAGTTAATATAAAAGTTGTTGAAATACTTTTGAAGAAATAGATAATATTCTTTTACTTTTTCTGTTAACTAACAAATATATTATACTTCTAATTAGACTTTTTTCAAGTAATCTCCGCTTAACCATCCTGATGGTGTTCTAGCCCAACCATTTTTCCATTCGTAAACAGTTACACGTGTTCCTCTTTCAAGACATCCATCTTTATCTTTATCATGTTTTTGGCCATCTTTAGTTAATTCATTATGTTTTTTTCTACGATAATTAGTTCCTGGACCAGTTCTAACTGATAGATCACTAGCAGTAACTTCATATGTTCCTGCAGCTCTTTCACTTGTAGATGGTTTAGCTGCTGGAGTTGGTGCTGGTGTAGGCGCTGTAGCAACAGTACCATTTACAATTTCATTAAAAGGAAAATTAGTTCCTGGACAATTAGTAGAACATACATCCTTATGTTTTTGAACTGTTGTAATTCCATATTTATTTTTTAAATACGCTACTAATTCTCTACCTGCATTGATTTGCACATCTGACATAGTTTCAGTCATATAACTTCCTTCAAAGCAAATTCCAATAGAATCACTGTTTGAGCCTTTAGCATGACTTCCAACCACTCCTTCAGGTCTCGCTCTATAAATAGATCCATCTTTTCTTACAAAAAAATGATACCCAATACCTGCCCATCCATTTGCTAAATGCCATCTATGAATATCATCTGCAGTACATGATTTTGATTCAGCGTGGTGTAAAATAATTCTCTTTGTTGAAGTTCTATTTTTTAAATTTCCATTCCATTTATAAGTTTTTTCAATAATGTTCATTTTCTATTCTCCTTCTAACTTAATACATTTATTTTCAAATTTCTTATAAGCATCAAAGTATAATTCTTGCTTATCACCATTGAAAGTTAATTCATAATACATCCCATAAAATAACGTTGTGCTTAATAGTGCTTTATGGTTTTGTAAAGTTTTTGCATACCACACTACATAAACATCAAAATCAGCTTCGCCATCCGTTTTATCAAGATGTTCTTCTGTATATTTTTTTACTTCTTCTTTACATAATTCAATAAATTCTTTTGAATCCATTTTTACAATCTCCTTTGTTCACTAATTCCGTTTTTCTTCCATTAATTAGCATTTAACAACCATTTTTTTGATTTTTTGGTTGTTATTCAATAAAAGAGAGCTATTCACTCTCTTCATTTTTATTAAAATGTAACTGATCTATTTCTTCTTTCATGTGAGTTACCATTCCATTGCCACCTAAATCATGATAAGCACTGTACATTTCATTAAAATTTTCATATGCGTAGCTTGGAATATTTCCTCTCTTTGTATATTTGGAATGATATTCAATCAATTGTACTCTTAAAAGAAGCATAGTCCCTCGTGAATTAGCATCACGTGACTTCTTTTGATTTTGTAATAACCAAACAATATAGCCTAATACAACAGGCAAAGCAATAGTATATGTTTGCATCAAAATTTCTTGCATATATACACCTCTAATTTTCTTTATTTTCAATCAAACGTGTAAAAGCTTGATGTAGTCCCGTTGATGCTAACCCACAAATTGCACCACCTACAATAGTTTCAACTGTAGTATTATTCATAACAATACAATTTAAAATTGCTCCTTCAATAAACACGATTGTTGGGATGTATTTGTTATCAACATCCTTAATCCATTTTTTTACAACATATCCCGTTGCTAAACACCCAGCCATAACTACTGGTACAAAATAACCTGTAATGAAACTTAGATCCATATTCATTTCCCTCTCTTTCTACACTTCTAACATAAACTCAATTAACATTAATTCTCTAGGAGTCAGTTCAGCTTTATTGATATCTTCTACAGTTACCTTTCTAATATCAATGTTGATATCTTCATCTTGAAGTTCTTCAATTTCTTCTAAAGCAATTTGTAATTTATCATCTGAAATATCATATTGAAGTGTTGATTCATTGATGATTGGTACCCCATCTTCATCTTTATTAGCAGAATTCTCTAAAATTTTTATGCGAACATCATTATAGAGTTTCAATTCTTCATCTAATAATTTTATGTTCTTTCCAATATAAAAAGCAGCAATACTTGATATTCCTGATGTATTATTTAACTTTATCAATACATTTCTACTGTTTAAAATATCTTTAATTTTCATATACACTTTTCACTCCTAATTTGTTTTAATATATTTCAGTATCGCATACCCTGTCGCATCAGCAAAACCATTTGATTGGCCGACCTGTAATATTAAATTTGTTTTAGTCACTTGAACAGAGATACCATCATGGTCATTATCTTTATGTGCACGTGGCATCATATGATTTGTTCCATCATTAAACATTACAAACAAGTCGCAACTCAATATCCTGTGCAAGTTTGATATGTTATGTGCTACGTATTTGTCTTTAGTAAATCCACTTACAGATACTACCTTGCAATATATTTTCTTACCGTCAATCCAGTACTCCCCTGTCCACTGCTCATCAGTAGA